GAGAATGGGAAGACGACCCCGACCTCGAACTAGAAGAAGTTGATGTGGAAGATTTATTAGAGTCGGAAGAACAGCTAGAGGAGTTGATATCTGAGTTGGAAACAGACGATGTGCTGGAGGAGATATTAGAAGACAACGAGGATTTCTTTGAGGAAGCCGAAGACGAGGCGCTGGGGCAGTTGTTCGAATCAAACCCTGAGATATTCAATGATGCTGACGCTGAAACAAAAGAAGAATTTGAAGCTGAAGTAAATGTCTTTGAAGGTGCGTTTGATGATTACCTAGCTGAAGGGCAGAACGTTACGGTCGGTGAACGGCGAACGATCGTAGCTGCAACAGCAGTTGTCACAACAGTGGCAACACAAATAAGACCACAACCAACCACCACAATGACTCCAGCAGGTGGGGGTGGGATTGGTGGACCTAGTGTTGGACCAACTCGCCGAGGAAGGAACAGATAATGTTTGAAAGATTAAGTAAAGAGATACTATTCCTATCTTTAACACTTGGAGGAACCCTGCTCGTGCTAATCACACTGAGCGGAAGCACCCTACAAAAAGGAATATACATCTCAGCAATATCTCTGATTGCTCATCTTCTTGGTGTGGCGATCGACTATTGGCAAGACAAGAACGATAATGAATAACGCCGTAGCTACAGTCGGGTCAGTCGTCATGCGTATCATGGCTACGTTCGTGTATCAGGCGATGGCGGTGATCGGTGGGGCTTCCATAATAGGTGGCATCCCAGTGTATAAAGCAGCACTACTATCAGGCGTGACCGCCACAGCTACAGTAATACAGAAGTTAGCGGCAGCATACGCCGATGACGGTAAGATAACTATGGAAGAACTCAACTCGGCGTTCAGTTTGAACTCCGCACCATCAAGTAAGGAACAATAATGGCAACCAATAAACTCTATCACTATCGAGCGAAACTAGATCGAGTAGTTGACGGCGACACAATAGACGTAATCCTTGACTTAGGTTTTGACCTGCACATGCAAGCACGCATACGGTTCGTTGGCATTAACGCACCTGAGTCCAGAACGAAAGACCTCGTTGAGAAACAGAAAGGATTAGAAGCGAAACGATTTGTTGAAGACTGGATAGGTAACTGCGACACGTTGATTGTGGAAACCCAACTCGACAAGAAAGGCAAGTTCGGGCGCATACTTGGAAACATCTTGAATGCTGATGGCGCTTGCTTGAATGATGAAATGGTTTCGCTAGGTCACGCCACTCCGTACGATGGCGGCAAACGGTAAAACTAAAGAAACCCCCCACCCATAGGCAGGGGGCAACTTTGTTTGTTGGTTACTTAACTTCGTATCCGTTAATCTGCAAATACTCAATCATTGCGTTGACAGCATCTTCTCGATTAGTTCGACATGGGAACCTTTCAGTATAGTATTCCTCTGGCGCACCATCATCAAGTGACCTGTTTGGATTAGCAATCGTGTTTGCTTCGCAAGAAAGACCTAACGCAATACGTTTGCCTAAGACGTTCATTGCGTGAAGGTCGTGATGAGTTAAAATACCTCTCTCCTTGAGCCTTTGTTGTTCTATTTCATAATCTGTTTTCATTGAAGTTTCCTTTCTTGGTTTGTTTGTTAACTTCGTGAGCTGGGGGGAATCGAACCCCCCTGAAACCATTAGCCCTGTTTAGACCGCTGCCCAGTAGCGCTCTTGATAGCGAGCAACTTGAACGCCAGAAGGTGTTGGACCGTTGTAGTTTGGGTTAGGGGTAAACTCAAACGCTTGAGCTATTTCTTGAACCTTATTGCTACCAGTGCGGTAGTACTTTTCGCCAACTAAGTCACCGACTACTGTTGTGTACCCATTGACCTTTTCCTCTCGGATATTGACGACTGCAACTTCTTGGATTCGAGCGCCTTCAAACTTATGTGTTACGCACTCCATAACATTATCGCCGTAGCAAATTGTAGCTAGGTCTAGGTTGATGAGGACATCTGAATATGCCCATGATTTATCTTGATTGGAAGTCATTTTATTTTCTCCTTGATTTGTAGTAATTAACTCCATGTATTGAGTTTACCCTAGTATGGGGGGGTTTGCAACTATTTAACACATTTATTTCAAATTATTTTCAATCGTGACTTTTCCACAACTGTGGACTACTATTGTGGGTATGGCTTTACCGACAACGAGCAAGCATGTAAGGGTTGACCTATTGCACCCAACATTCAAAGCACGTTTAGATGCCCTCTTAAACAGTGAACCAGATGTTGTCGGTCGAGCAAAGATCGTTTCTGGTGTCCGTAGTTTCGCTGATCAAAAATACTTCTGGGACGGCTATCAAAACAAACTCAAAGGCAAAGCCGGTTACAGCCACTTCAACCTTGCAGCTAACCCACACCGAAAGTTCGGCGGTGGTTTATTTCAAGGAAGTTGGCACATGCAGCAACCGTTTGACAATTACGGACACGCTGTTGACATACGCCTATCCGGTGGTTTGACTTGGGCGAAGTTTGTACCAATAGCGAAAGAGTACGGCGTTTGCCAAACAGTGTTCCGCCCTCAGTACGAAGCGTGGCACTACCAGTGGAGAAACTCAACAGGTATCTTCCAAGCGCCAGCGATGAAAGGCGAGAAGTCCGAAGCCAAAAGCGTAAAGAAAACCAAAGTGAACATGAAAGGTGTAGCGGCAGCCCTCGCTAAGTTAGGCGAACAAGTAGCTCGCCGACCCCTCAGGCGTGGCTCACGCAACTCAGCGGTCAAAGTCGTTCAGGAACGGTTAGCGGCGAAAGGATACCGATGCGGTTTCCCTGATGGGATATGGGGCAGGAAAACAGAGAAAGCAGTTCGACATTACCAACGAGACAACGGACTAGTCGTTGACGGTATTGTGGGCAAGAACACTTGGGCAAGATTATTAAAGTAAGGAAACGACATGAGATTAAACATTGACCAACTGAAAGACATAGCTGAAAGGGCAATCTTCACTTATGTGCAATCATTCCTCGGCTTACTAACAGCTTCAGGAATGGGAGTGGACATGGGTGGAATTAGCACACTCAAGATGGCAGCTATCGGTGGACTACCGGCAGCGATCAGCGTCATCAAAGGAGCGTTCTGCACAATGGCTCCAATCGGTGATGCCACCGCTTCAGTAGTGAAACAACAACAAGACATTCCAGAAGATGCAGACGAGCATCTCTACGAATAGGAGACACAATGCCAAACTACAACCTATCCAGAACCAACAACGCAGATTCTAGGGGGGTTCGAGAACTACAAGAAGCGCTTAACAATAACGGCGCAAACCTTTATGTGGACGGACGCTTTGCTAGAGGGACAGACCTAGCTCTAGCCAAGTTCCAAGCCGATAACAAACTAGACGTAACCGGCGTAGCTGACGAGGCTACATGGGCGAAGCTAGTTCCAGCTAAGAAGAAAGCGCCAGCGAAGAAGAAAGCCCCTGCAAAGAAAGCTCCAGCGGCAAAGAAAGCTCCAGCGGCAAAGAAGGCTTCGGGAAAAGCAACCAAGAAGTAGAGCAGTCATGGTGGGTCAGCCGAGCTAACTGTAAAGGTAGCGATACTAGTTTATGGTTCCCTATTACACGTTCAAAGGAAACACTCAGCTACCCGATAGCTGTCTGTGAAGCTTGCGTAGTTCGTCAACCCTGCCTTGAATATAGTTTGCAGCACAACATTGAGTACGGCATCTGGGGTGGTTTACGAGAACACGAACGGACTCGACTATTGAGGGGGTACTAAAAATAAAGAAGCCCCCCACCGAAGTGAGGGGCAACTTTGTTGAGCTGTTTAGCCTCTCATGTAGTTCCAAGCTGGAACGTCCCAGATGTCTTCGCCGTTGATTAGCACATCCCCACACTCATGTACTTCTGTTGTCTTGACTTCAACCTTGATGAACTTCATAAAGTCGGATGCTTTGACTTTGTTTGAGAAGTCTGTAGAAATAGTAACTGGAGTGTTCCAGTCAAATGTTTCACCGTTTAGGTGCGCTCTGTAAATGGCATCTTCAATGTGACCGATTCCGCAGTTACCGGAGTGGCTTGATCGTATTGCCTTGTCTAGTAGGTATATGGTTTCTTCATTGCTGCAAAGTATTTCTTTCATTTTGTTTTCTCCTTGATTTGTAGTGTTCAACTCCATGTATTGATTATACCTTAGTTAGGGGGGATATGCAACCTTTAACACAATTAATTCAAATTATTTTCACAATCGAGTTTCACCCCAAAAAGAGTTCGGGTCGGGGAACAAACCAAGAAGTCCCCGACCCTATTAGCGCCTCAAGATATTTTTGGAGTTAATCACTCGGCGCTAGAATGTGTTCGTATTTATACTATATCACTCAATCGTCGCATCTATGGCGACCGCTGTCCCTTCTTTGCTTTGCAGCAGGTATCCCTTATCTTCGATCAAACCGATCAGCTCGCCGATGTCGTTGTTGATTTCTTTGTCGTTAGAGGCTTCCTCCAACATTATGATTTCAAGAACGTATATATTCTTTGCCATTACAACCACCCCCAAACACATGTATCGCACCGCCATCGTGAGTATGATTTGACACGGTTGTATTCTTCTTCATATTGACTCCAATAATCGTCACCGCATTTCATACAGAACCATTCATAGGATTCCACAACTTCCACGAGTCCTTCTTGTTCGCCAACTGTTAGCGCATAGTTATGAGCGTCAGCTATTTCCATCGGACCTGACAGCGCTCGATTACCAACTACGACACGGTATGTTTCACGTTCGCTCCGCATTAGTTCTCTATCCTGACTGATGGTTTGCTGCTTGTCGTTTCGTAGAACTCGTCAGGGTCTAAACCATATTCTTTCAAAGCTGTGACACGCCAGTAGCCTATGCCAGCGCATTGTTCAATGACACGTCGAACTGCTTGACCTTCGCTTTCCAAAACCTCTCCAGTGTCTTTATCTATCCGGCGAGCATCTCTAGCTCTAGCCATTAAATGATTGAGGACTGACTCATTGTCCCACTTCTTTGATTTGGATTGAGCTACAGTGACAATACCTATTCCACCGTATGTCGCTTTGTATGGTGGTTTGAGTTGGTGAATGTCGGAAAGTATCTCCGCTTCTTGCCACCGTAAGTCTTTCATGCGCTCACGGACATCCTCTAACTCAGCTAACCTCTGTAGTAGCAGTTTGTAGTCTTCTGGGTTTGCATCCATGTACTTGTCGGCTTTGATGTCGTTACTAAACCAGACACCCTTCTCATCGTTGTGTACTGTCATTAGAAAGGTTCCTCCTCAGTTTGTGGTTTGGTTTCTTCTTCTTGGAATGGTTTAACTGCCAGCGGTGGATTACTTTCCTGCCAACCGGCTTCCCTAGCTTTCCGCAATAGGTTTCGCCCTGCTTCGAGTTGTTTCGGTGACAGGAACCCTCGCTCGTTATAGAACTCAACTAATGACTGAGCAAAGTTGTTCCACCCGAACACTGATAACTCAGTAGCGAGTTTGAACGCTTGCCGCTTTTTCTCTAATACTTGTTCCATAGTTTCGCCGTATTTATTCATTGTCTTCCTCCTTGGTAGGTGCTAACCCAAAGTACTCAAACCATTCAGTCATACGTCCAGATAAGCCAGCGTAGACGGTGGCTATGACAAAGCAGATAGCTCCTGTCTTGATTATGTTCCATACAAATAATGTCACCATGCTTGACTCTCCTCTATTCTTATGTCGTTGATCGGTCCGAAACCGCCTTCGAGTATGTCATCCCTGAATGTACTGGCTAACAGTTGAGCGTCACGCTGATTATCAGCTTCTACCGGTATTGTTAGCACACCAATATCATGAATGTATTGAACGTTATATGTTGGCATTAGTTGTTCTCCTTTTCTTGTGTTTGCCTATGTATCAGGCAACTGATCGCATACTCAACTTCTGTAACCATCTGGTATGCACGCATCTTCCACTTGCCACAATCGTCACAATCACAGTTCTGTATCGTGTCGCTTGTGAACGCCTTGTAAACAGCTTGGGACCATGACTCCTCAGCGTATGTCTGGTAGCGCATGTCAAGTGTCAGTAGCGTTGAGTTGATAGTGTCGTTGACTTTGATTAGCCACTCGTCCTCGTCTTCTGGTTTGAAGCCATACTCCAACCGTTGGCACTTAGCTACGAAAGCTAGAAAGCCCATTAGCTCATCAGTCATGCGTATACCACCACTGTCTGATTCTTACGGACATCAAACTGCATGACCCTAGTTTCGAGGAACATAACTTCGCCCTCGTCAATAGCCTTGACCAGTTTGCCAAACTCAGTTGACATGCCAGCTTCAAGGTCTTTTGCCTTGACTAGCACCTTAGTAAATTTATTCATATTGGAATCTCCTTGGTTTGTCTTAATTAACTCCATGTATGAACCATACATGTGTTGTGGGGGGTTTGCAACTCATTCACTAAATTATTTCCCTATAGAAACAGAAATGATTATCGTCTAGGATTGTTACATGTATGTAAGTAAACAACTAACACCAGCGGTACGGACTGGGTTGGAACGCAAAGTAGAAGAACACAATGATAAAGTCGGGAACGTAGCTAGTAAACGAACTAACCTACGAACCCTTGCCGCTGTGTTCAGGCGTGGCGTTGGCGCTTACAGAACTAATCCACAATCAGTGCGACCTAGTGTGCGCTCAGAAGAACAGTGGGCTTACGCTAGGGTAAACGCTTTCCTTTACGCTTTACGCAACGGTCGTTACCGCAGCGGAAGATTTGACCAAGACCTATTACCGGAATCCCATCCACTATCAACGAAAGCTGTGAGTAAAGCTAGCTACAAACCTACTCAAGGTATGGTGGATTCAGCTCGACGAGGGCTAGCTATGCGCCGTGAGTTCGGGCGTGGCGGCACCCCTGTTGGTATCGCACGAGCGAGAGATATTGTGAACGGTCGTGAGTTAAGTGAAAGCACTGTTCTCCGTATGCACAGTTTCTTCAGCCGACATGCTGTAGACGCTGAGGCAGAAGGTTTCCGCTCAGGCGAAGACGGCTACCCCAGCAATGGAAGGATAGCTCACGAACTTTGGGGTGGGGACAGTGGTCGGTCGTGGAGTAAAAGAATACGAGATCAAATAATGAGACAAAGGAATAAACAAATGGAAGACACAAACAAAGAACAAGAAGTCACCAAAGCAGCAGAAGCAATGGAACACCTCCTCATGGCATACAACGCCATGATCGCTTACAGCTTTGAGGACGCACACCAGATGCGAGCGGACCTGATGGAACTCATCCATTCTCTTGAACATGAGATAGCAGGCAAGCCACGCATGGAAGTTGAAACCGGCTACATGGACGACGAGGACAAGGGTTACTACGATGACATGGAGAAAGAGATTGTCATGGAAGATGGGCAGTTCTGTGTCCGTTCCAAAGACGGAACTCGATCTTTCGGTTGCTATATATCAAGGGAGCGAGCTGAACAGCGACTAGCGCAAATAGAAAGTTTCGCTGAACGCTTGAAAACGTTACAGACTATTAACCTGATGGAAGCGCTAACCGAAACAGAGAAAGCTATATCGGGGCAGACGCTACCAATTATTAACGAACTCATAGGCGTTGAACTTAATAAACGCCTCAGCGATGAAGTGGAAGAACTAACGGCTGCACCCGACATAGGGCTTACAACTATTGTCAAGGCTGAACAGCGTTACACTATGGGTCCGGTCTATGTGCCTAACTTAGAAGACGCACATGGCGAAACTATCGAACCGACTGAGTTACAAACAGCGATTTGGGATTGGGTTCGTAAAGGTGACCGCCGTATCTTCTTGCAGCACAGCGAGAAAGTAGCCGGTGAAATGGTTGAGATATTGACGATGCCTATGGAAACCGAAATGAGTTTAACAGTGCCGAATCAAGGCGTTACCAAATATCAGTTCCCAGCGGATACACCTTTCATGGGGGTTATCTGGGAAGACTGGGCGTGGGACTTGGTGAAAGCTGGCAAGTTGCGTGGCTACTCTATCGGTGGTCAAGCTCAACGAGTTGAGGTAGAGCTACCTGACGTCATGGTGTAAAACGATCTTAGGACCGCCTAAGCGGTCCCAGTGTTTCGGTCAAGACTTAACGTTTCTAAACTAACGGTTTTATTTCGCTTTCGCTAGAGGCTTTCTCCCCTATGTAGTAAATATACCACTGTTGGGGGGGGTTTGCAACTATTAAACACAATTAATTCAAATTATTTTCACACTCCAGCTTCAGCCCGATAACGCTTGATTTCTGTGAAGACTACTTGTCGAGTTAAACCACAGCGATCAGCGATCTTCTGTTGTGATAAACCACCCTGCCACAACTCAAACCACATACGCCTACGTTCCTTCCCAAGGTAAGTGATGTGTTGCAGGCTATCGGATAGCTCTTTCGTGATGCGTGCTGTTTCTTGTAGCTCCGTTTGATTTGTTTCAGTCATTGTTTTCCTTTCGTTGACCTTTATCTGTTATGACTAACCTCAGCCCATCATGTGCGCTGTCTATAGGCGACCAGAAGACTAGCTTCTGTATGTACTTGCCGCTGTCGTCAGGTATAACGCCAGCGTCAACGATGCCGTCTATGGCAGCTTTGGCTGATGGGAAGTGAGAGCCGGTGTCAGCTTTAACTCCGCCACCTTTATACAGTGGGATGACATCGATTTGCACATACTCCAGCTGGGGTACTTTCTCTATCTTGGCTAGGTAGAAGAACTTTTCCCTCGTTGACTTTGTACGCATAGCCCTCTTAGACCAGTGCCAACTTCGTTCACTGTTCATTGTCCACGGTCGCTCGTCATCTTCTAAATGCCAACGTGCCGGAACTTTCATTGCGTTACTCATAACCCCCCCTATCATAGCCGGTTCTTTTTAGAAGTCCAATCTTCTCAGCTTCTGCTACGTTGTCGTGAACCCAGCGGTGGCACATGCGACAGATCGCTACACTGTTAGCCCTATCTAGGATGGAACCACCTAACGATCGGGGGTAGGGTTCATGTATTTCAGTTGACCATCTGGTGCAGACTTGCGGTATCTTAGCTTCACAGTACGCTCGATTGCTCAGTTCTTCTTGCACGAACTTGGCTCGTTGTCGGTTAGTCTTGGCTCGCTTCTTTGATACAGGCGCTAGTGAGCCGGTCCTCTTTAATGGTGTCTTTCGTTTGAGTGGTGTGCGTTTCATATTAGCTTTCCTAATAATTCTTCTAAGATTGTTTGCGCTTGCTGTGGCACAACTCCATTACCCAACACTTTCAAACAATCACTTTGACCCAAGCCCAAATCATTACCGGTAACCCAACCTTCAGGTAACCCCATCTGCCACTCCACGAAGTAATGCGAAAGGGAACCATCAGCGAGGTCAGGTCTTGGGGCAGCTCGACCAATTAAGCTCTCCCACCTTCTGATCGCTGGCTTGTATTGTTCCCATTCTGTTTCGGTGTGTATACATGTTCCGCTATTTGTGCCAGTGCGTTCTCTAAATTCTGCGGTTGGTCGAGTGGTCGTTTCCATAGTTTCTGATTTCTTGTTTCCCCATTCTGCGCTCTCGGAGTTGGTAGCAACACAGAACCATCGTTCCCTTCTGTGTGGCGCTCCGGTGTCACTCGCTCGTATAGTGTCCCATTCAAACTTCCCGAAACCGTTCTGTGCCATTGCTTGCACGACTCGACCCATAGCGTCTCCGTTGTTAGCGGTAAGTATGCCGGAAACGTTCTCAAGGATAAGGAATCTAGCACCGGCTTTTCTTGCCACTTTGCAAACATCTTCAATAATCCATCGTTCATCTTCTATTCCTTTCCTATAACCGCCGAGCGAAACCGGCTGACAGGGAAACCCTGCTGTCACGATGTCGCATTCTGGTGGTTCATTGATTTGCAGCAAGTCCCCTAAGTTGGGCGTTCCAAATCGTTGTTTCATAATGGTGTCAGCCACTTCACAGATTTCACTGTGCCAAACGAGTTCAGTTTCAACGATTGTTGATAGACCTAACTCGATGCCACCGTACCCAGCGCAAAGCGCACCTACTGACATACCCAATGCTGCCACCCCCCAGCGGTATGCTCATACAATAACCAAGCTGACGTATTAATGTTTGCTATCGGGTCAAACGGTGAAGCGCCCTCAAATCCTGCCATCTTCGCCCTCCACGGAAAGTAGTTAGATAAGTGTTGCATCAAGCCTGACGCTCCACTCGCTTGATTGTAGGCATCAGGGTCGCCACCGCTTTCACAGCGCATGACCCTCAAGAACTTACTTACGTCACTAGCTGGACCGCCATAACGTGCGATAGCTGCAACAACTTCGCCACGCCATTGTTCAACCGCTGGACCGAAGTCTTGGTCAGGCACAATGTATTCGTGTATGGGTACTGTTATCCCTCGCTCCATCGCTCGTTGCCTATGCGCTCGATTAGTTTGTGGTCCATAGATGCCGTCTTGTTCTATGTCAAGCCAAAACTGTAACAACTCTACAACTTCTGAGTTCTCAAACATTTCGTAATCATAAGCGTATGTCCAATTTTCTAACATGCCCCAATCTACAAAGGGTGGGTAGTTCTTATGATCGGCTTGAGCTGGACTGAATGTTAAGGCGCTAACCGTTATCACTGTTGCCGCTAAGATTCTTCTACCCATCCCTCTCCTTCAATAAATATAAACCCATCTACCGTTCTTTTAGAAATACCCTTTTTAGTTTCTTTATTTAGTATGTATTTATTTAATGGGGTAACGTTGCCATTACCCTCGGGGGTAACCGTCTTGTTATCACTAGGGGTAACCGTACCGTTACCCTCCAGTAGTTTAGTTCCCTCAGGGTACAACAATATGTAGACGCTAGAAGTTTCCCGACCCTTATCGAATCGTCGTTCTCTTTTGATAAGACCTTTTTCTTCTAGCTCACGTTTCGCTGACTTAACTGTGTTAAGCGCCGTACCCGATGGCATACGTTCCATGATCGCACGATTGGAAGGAAAGCAACTGTCGCTGTCATAACAATATGATGCGAGCGCTATCCATAACCGCAACGCTGATGGGCTGATGTTCTGTGTTAATAGTGAGCGTGGGATAACAACATAATCCCTAGCACGCCATCTCTGTTTCTTCATAATAACCTCCAAGCAAGTCGGGTGGGAGGCACTGTGGGTTACCTATGGACTAAACGCCCACCCGACTTACGAACTAAAATGCTTCTTCGGTTTGATCAACCTTAACATCAAGCTCGGTATCTACCTCAGTGAAACTTTCAAGATTATCAACGAACACATACACCTGCTCTAATTGTTCATCATTCAGGTACTCGAGCTTTGGCAACTTGGCATCCTTCCACAATCCAGTAAGAACTTCACGCTTATTGATGTCCAATATGTTTATGCGTTGACGCAGTTTGTCTTGCTGGTCCTCTGTGATGTACATAGCGACACGGTCTATTTCCTCAGCGCTAACCTCACCCATACCAAACAGGTCAGCGGCAGCACGATTCTTAGCACGTGTCTCCGCTGTCGCTGGAATATCATGTGTAGCTTTCCGCCCAGCGTTACGCTCTTTAACTGAACAAGCACCCCAACCGTCAGCGTACCTGCCGTTAGGCGCTACAGCTCGAACAACGAACTCGGCTGACATTAACTCACCGTCATCATCCCATATTAGATTCCGGTCCCTGAGTTCATAACTGACACCGTATGCGACAGCTAACTTACGCCACGCTGAACGCTTCGGGAACCGTTTGCCTTGTATCGTTTGCCAATCATTTTCGTCTAGTAACGCAACGCATAAGTCTTGGTATTCTGCCATTGATTGCACGATGTCCCCTGTTGTTCCTTGCGGTCGAACGAGGGCAACATTCTGTGGAGCTATCTCTATTTCCTCAGCCATCAGCGCCTACTTCACTGTGGCGTGATAGTTCACGCTGTATGATCAAGCCCTCAATCAACTCGTCAAGCACTTTCTCCGCTTCACTTTCCACAAGCGAAATATGAATATCATGCTTATGTATGCATGGGTATACCCCCGCTTCTAATGTGATTTCCACATAACATGAACCACTCTCACTGTTACGGCTGACACGAACATCAACGCCTTTGAACTCCATACCAGAGTTGCCGACTCTTGAACTTGAGAACATCATGTCACTATCTCCCTACTACTAAACTTGGTTATGAAACCCTCTTTAGAATATGTCTTGCCGTCACGCACTAGGTATATCTCGCTTCCCTGAGCGCCATGCCACTTGACATGTATCATATGATTGTAACTGTCATGGTCTTGTTGGGTTTGAGCTATCCCGAACCCAGTCGCACCGTTGATGTCGTCCTTGATCATTTCGCTGACCAATATTCGAGTGAAGTATGCTGGGTCATTTGTGCGACCTCGCAATAATGCTTCACTGACAACATCGTCAAGGTGCTGACCATGCCAATGACTGTATAAGTAGAGTGGGTTGCACTCCACGCCGTATGCATCAGGTTCGTGAACCACAATGCTATTTCTATCGCCCATTACTGGACCTCCTTTATCTTGGTTATTTGTTTACTATAGTTGCATAGTGGGATTAACACAACTGCTCTTTTCCGAATGCACCTTCTTGCGCTAATTGCCAAAGTGTTTTTCCTTGCGGTTTAGCAATCCGGTAATATGCTTGTCGGCTTCCGTTAGCTGCAACACGCATCTCCACTTCAATCGGGATAGCGAACTCGTCACGCAGTTGCCTAACCCGTCGAGCGCCGTCACCACCATTAAGTTCTTTAGATAGTTCATCTCGGCTGACCCAACCGTCACGCACATGGTTTCCCCTCCTGAACTCGAGCAGTTCGTGTACTTTCCTGCAAGCGTTACCCATATCATTGAGTGACTTAGCCACTTCTTTCTCATGCCCTGTGCCAACATTAGTTCTCGCTCGCTGTTCATTAGTGAGTTTCTTAAATGGTCTCATGCAGCTGTGACATTTATTAGCATCCACGTTATGACCGTTCACTTGAGTTTGTCGAGCGATCATCACTTTGTCAAAGAGGCTACGCACCGCTACCACTTCAGCGTCAAAGGTATAATCTAATTGATTCTCAAATGCTGGGTGGCTCTTGTGTAACAGTAGCGCTGATCGAAAAGCGTTGTACTCCTCGTCAGTGATTTCTATGGTTATGGTTTGTTTCATTGGTTTCTTTCCTTTCTTGGTTTTGTTTTGTTTGATCGTGAGCTGGTGGGAATCGAACCCACTTGAACCATTCAGCCCTTTTAACAACTCGCCTTACATTGTTGGCAAACTTCAATTTGCATATATTCTTCTGCTTCTTCGTAGCTCATGCCGGATAGTTCGTAAACGTATGCCCTTGCTGTTGAATTACGAGTTGCGTTTTTGTGATTCCATTTGTCTAGCGTTTGGCAATGTTCAAAGCTGTGAAGTTTTCCGCCGCTTACTAATTGATATCGAGTCCACCCAGTGTAAAGGGATTCGAGTTCGTCTAGTTCGTTTTGTATTTCTTCTGCTTTCGTGGCTCGCATGTCTGGGGTAATGAAGAATGAATTTAATGGTTTCCCATTTTCATCTTCCCAAATGTTTCCGAATTGTGCTTGTGCTTTCAAGTTGCGTAGGTCGTGTATTCGGGTATCTATTTCTTTTGGTGTCATTTTGCTTTGTCCTTGATTTGTAGTAATTAACTCCATGTATTGAGTTTACCACTGTTAGGGGGACTATGCAACTATTACATCAAATTAATTTAGATACTTGCGTTTAGTGGGGTATGCGTCTACGCTACATTCGTGGCATTAATTGGGAAGAAGCAAGACAACAACATAGAGAACGTAGACCCGAAGTCGTTAGAAGTTCACCCTGACAATCCAAGGCAGGGCGACATAGGCGCTATCGTCACCTCTATAGAAAACAATGGATGGTTCGGCACACTCGTAGCCCAGCGCTCAACCCGACAAGTCCTAGCAGGTAACCATCGACTCCAAGCTGCAATAGCACTAGACATGCAAGACGTTCCTGTCTATTGGGTTGACGTTGATGACGCTGAAGCCAAACGCATTCTGCTAGCTGATAAC